ACCCGAGTCCGTCATATGGATTATGGGGTTGTGCTTAGTGCTTTCTTCTGGAGACGATTTAAAAACAAAGAAGACATAACCTTCTTTGATCCTAACGAAGTCCCAGATCTATACGAAGCATTTTATAAAAACACACAGAGATTCGAAGAGCTATATGTAAAATACGAAAAACGCAAAGACTTGCGTAAGAAAACAATGAGTGCTGAAGAAGTATTTCGGTCAGGCATTCTCAAGGAGCGTACAGACACAGGTCGCATCTATTTGGTGTTTATTGATAATGTTATGGAGCAGGGTCCGTTCGATCCAGAGTATCATACCATATATCAAAGCAACCTGTGCTGTGAGATCTTACTACCGACTCGTCCATTTAAAAGACTAGACGACGAGACAGGACGCATAGCGTTATGTACACTGGGATCCATTAACTGGGGTGCGTTCCGTAACCCAGAAGACATGCGCCGTGCATGTCGCATACTACAGCGTAGCCTGTGCAATATTTTGGACTATCAAGATTTCTTGAGCATCCAAAGCAAGCTCAGCAACGATGAAATTCAACCCTTAGGCATCGGAGTGACCAACCTTGCTTATTGGCATGCAAGAAGGGGAATAAAATATGGCGACAACGACGCATTGGCAGAAGTTAAAATTTGGATGGAGCATCAAGCCTTTTACCTTACAGAAGCCACGGTCGAAATGGCGAAAGAAAGAGGACGTTGCAAAGATTCCGATCACACCAGATACGGTAAGGGAGAGTTCCCTTGGGAAAGAAGAGCCAGAGGAGTTAACGAACTCACTGACTTTACCCCAGAGCTTGACTGGGAACCACTCCGACAAGAAATGAAACAACACGGTGTGCGAAATGCTACATTAATGGCTATCGCACCTGTGGAGTCTAGTTCTGTGGTTATCAATTCCACCAACGGTATCGAAATGCCTATGAGTTTGATCTCTACCAAAGAAAGCAAGGCAGGATCATTCACACAGGTGGTTCCAGAATACAATAGATTGAAACACAAGTATCAGATGATGTGGGACCAGAAAGACTGTGACGGCTACTTGAAAACAGCTGCGGTGTTGGCTGCATATGTGGATCAAAGTATTTCAACCAATACCTTTTACAATCCTGCACACTTTGCGGATCGTAAGGTTCCAACCACATTGATTGCCAAGAACCTCATGCAGGCACATGTATGGGGATTGAAGACATTCTACTATAGTTTGATTAACAAAGCTGGCAGTAGACAAGAACAAAGAACACCAGAAGTTCACTACAACGGATTCCACAACGAACGTGAAGTCATAGAAGAAGACGAAGATTGTGAAGCATGCAAATTATGAAAACATTAAGAGAATATATTGATTTGATTTCAGAATCTACTACGGTAGATGATGAATGGTTCAAGGATGGTGCTTTTAAAACTTTTAAAAAGCCAGCTGAAGAAAAGTATGAAATCGCCCAAGAACCCGGAACAGTCGATACCCTAGAAGGGCCAGTTCGATATGAAGCAGGGCATTATATCATGACAGGTCCAAAAGGTGAGAAATATCCTATTACTCCAGAGAAGTTTGAAAATCTCAAAGACGATCAAGGAAACGGTATCGCTACACCTAAGAAGATCCCCAAGATAGCGAAACTTGCAGATCATGATGGTGTGCTACGCACATCATGGGGTGATCTAAACTATACCAAAGGCAACGATTACATTGTACGTCATGGCGAGGGCGACTACGGCGCAGTAAAGAAAGATATCTTTCAACAAACATACGACACAACAAATGAGTAAACAACAATACAACCTAAACACAAAGACAGACTATCTAAATCGCAAGATGTTTCTTGATCCAGCAGGTCCGGTGACCATCCAACGTTTTGAAGAAGTAAAATACAAAAAGATTGCTGACTTCGAAGCAACTGCACGTGGTTTCTTTTGGCAACCTGAAGAGATCAGTCTTACCAAAGACTCGAACGATTTTAAAGAAGCCAGCGATGCTGTCAAACATATCTTCACTAGTAACCTGCTACGTCAAACAGCACTAGATAGTTTACAAGGCCGCGGTCCAAGCCAGATCTTTATGCCTGTTATCAGCTTGCCTGAACTAGAAGCATTGGTCTATAACTGGACATTCTTTGAAACCAATATTCATAGCAAGTCATATAGTCATATCATCCGCAACATCTACAACGTGCCCAAAGATGTGTTCAATACCATTCACGACACCAAAGAGATTGTGGACATGGCATCCAGTGTTGGCAACTACTACGAAGCACTGCACATTATCAACTGCCGTAAACAGATGGGTGAAACCATTCCAGAGAAAGAATATATCCGAGCAATCTGGATGGCCCTGCATGCTTCATATGCACTAGAAGCATTCCGCTTTATGGTATCGTTCGCCACAAGCCTAGCTATGGTAGAGAACAAGATCTTTATGGGCAATGGAAACATCATTCAATTGATCCTACAAGACGAACTGCTACACAAAGGTTGGACTGCATATTTGATCAACCAAGTGGTCAAAGAAGACAGCCGCTTTGCAGAAGCCAAACAAGAATGTGAAGCAGAAGTATATGCACTATATCTAGATGTTATCCGTGAAGAAAAAGAATGGGCTGACTATTTGTTTAACAAAGGTCCCGTGATTGGACTCAATGCCAACATTCTCAAAGACTTTGTGGACTACACAGCAGTCAGCGCACTTAAAGAAATCGGAATTAAATATCAACAAGCTGCTCCAAGATCAACTCCAATTCCTTGGTTCAACAAACACGTTGATACCAGCAAAAAGCAAACAGCTCTGCAAGAAAGCGAAAGCACCAATTATGTCATAGGTGTGATGAGCGAAAATCTTGACTACGATGCTCTTCCGGCTATATAATGAATCATGTATAAAGCACAGTTCAAAAGAAGCAATCCCTACGAATCTTGGACCACCATAGGACACTATGGCAACGAGCAATCTGCCATAGCCGCAGCACTGAGTTACAAAAACAAAGGCATGCTACTGGTCAGAGTCACAGACAAGAACGGCGGTATTGTATACACAGGTTAATAAAGGAAACAAAATGAACCCAGTTATTATATGGAGCAAGTATAATTGCCCCTATTGTGATCAGGCCAAGGCCCTGTTAACAGATCGTAAAATTCCGTTTAAAGAACATAAAATCGGTGACGGATATACCAAAGAAGAATTGCTAGAAGCAGTCCCTAATGCTAGAACAGTGCCACAGATTATTATCAATGGTAATGCAATTGGTGGATTTACAGAATTAAAAAAATACATTGACGACACCGGATTCAACGGTACCGGATACTAAAATAGGAAAAATAGAATGTTAATTGACAAAGGTGTTGCAGCAGGAGAAGTTATTACATTTAAGCTAACCAGCGGAGAAGAGCTGGTAGCTAAATTGGTAGAAGATGGAGCAACCTACTACAAACTAAAAAATCCACAGGTTATCGGTATGGGACCAAAAGGCCCAGGATTGATGCCCTATTTGTTTACTGTGGACCCCGACAAAGAGATCAAATTGTTAAAAACAACAGTAACAGTAGCAGAAGCCACAGACAAAGCATTTGCTGATCAATTTATACAGTCAACCACAGGGATTGCACTAGCATAAATATCAGTTTAAGGAATTAGTATGGCCGCCGGCGATCCAATTGACTATAGTGCATATTACGGAAGAATAGCAACAGCATTAGAAACCCTTGCTACTAATTCAACTGACATTAAAAACTCGTTGACTAGCATAAACACTCATCTGTCTACAGTAGCAACGAATACAACTACCATCTCAACAAATAGCACGACTATGACAACCCTTGCCACAGGCACAGGTATTCATATAGTTAGTCCGTATGAATGGTTGGGTTATGCAAGTTTATATAAGTTATATGTAGAAGATACTGGCGCCATAGGGATAAGCAAGCTGTCAGAATACAAGGATAAAATAAAGTCCTTGCCTACAATATTTTAAACTATGGCTACTACCCCAACCCCACAGTCAACCACTCCCGGCGCGGGATCGACTAGTGCCGGTGGACACTTCTTAATACCGCATAATCACGCAGCTGGAACACTAAGTCGTCAAGAACCCCTATATAATCCCTTTAATGTTTTTGCCAATGGTGTTGAAATTGCTCTGTATGATGCAGCCACAACACCGGGAACATTCACAGCTACCACTGTGCCCAAGGTCACTGTGACAGCAGCTGTGCAGAACGTAGAAGGTGATGACGATAATACCGCGGGCAAAGCTCAAGCTGATCAATTTCTCGCAGAAGGCAGAATCACTGCTGAAGAACACAAGACTATTACTACAACTCCGACTCCTAAAACAGATGGTGTAGGTCCTGGTGCGCCGGTTCAAGGGCGGGACGCTGCGGCAGTTACCGGCGACATAAGTTTTGCCACTGTTCTAACACCCAACGGCACCACACTAGGTACAATGATAAAGGCAGTTACCTTTCCTAGAACCATTCCTCAACTAGCACAATGCGCACCTTCAGTCAGCGGCCCAAGTGCAGTGG